TAAAAACTCCGGCGCGTCGATCGGGTCGAGTTGCTCCTCAGATTGCTCCTCATATTTGAGTTCTTCAACCGGGTACAAATCAGGATAAAGCTCGCGCACGTCGTCAACATAACCTTGAGCCTTTAGCTCATGATACGTCTCAATCTCACAGGTAACAATGGTGCATTGGTGGCCGTCAACGGTATGAGTATTGCCGTGGCCGTAAACTTGAATAGCCATAATTTTAGTCCTAAAAAAAGGGGCCGAAGCCCCAGGGGGAAATTAAAACTTAATGGCCCGACCGTTGGCAGAAGGGTTGGCGTTGTTGACCCCGTACCAAACGAAACAGCGCATTGTGGCAGAGAGTTTCACAATGTCCGAATCATACAGCATGCACAGATATAAGTCGGTTCCGGGGATTTTTGTTTTAAAGCTAGACTGGCCGCCACCTTTGAACATGTCAATTGGAATGTCGCCACTGATCAAATGGATTGAGTCTTTTTGCCAGAACAGGCTAGGCTGAGTCAATGCATCGGTGTTTACGCGGGCCATGGTGGCGCCGTTTAAAATCCGGGTGTTGATGTTAGCGTATGCCTTGTCAGTTGCATCCAGCGCTGGGTCATCCGCTGCAATCGGGCGAGGCCAGATACGCACAGAGGTGCCGGAGATGATTTCAACGATGGTTGCGGTGAATGCGTCACCGGTTAAAGTCTTGTCTGCATATCCGACAGCTTTAACAGTGGTAGCACCATTTGAAAACGTAACCGAATCGCCAACGGCAAAGCCAGCGGATGCTGCAACTGGAATTACTGCCTCGCGATAGTCCTGGTTTACAACAGTGCCAGTTGCCTGGTTATTGGTGCCGCCAAGTGGTGCGAATGACTGGTTTCCGGTTACTGTAGTCGATGCAGCGCCACCGGAAAGGGAGTCAATACTTGAGCTGGTGTAAATGTCAAAACCGGCCACGTTCTTGCCGATCATACCGGTGTCCCAGGTGTCAGCAGGTCGTCCCTGGAGGGTTTGGCGTGATGCCAGTTCGTTGGCAAATAACAACTGGTGATCGTCGTTGATAATAAAATAGCGGTCGTTGCCTGCCACCTGGCGCTTGTCCATCATCGCTTTGGCTTTGCCAATAAAGCCGAGGCCATTTGTGGAGTTGTCGCGATATGTCAGGGTGCCGGTGTTTTTAACGATAGTTGCGATGTTCTTGTTGAGGTTGGTCGCTCGCTGCATTGCTGCCTCGCGGCCTCGCTCTTCAAAAAACGAGCGGTCGCGAATGTCTGTAACGGACAATTCAACTAGGTCGTTATCAGGGGTGCCAAGGGTTGCCTGGTAAAGCTGTTTAACAACTTTTTGTTGCAAGCCGCTCAAGTCTAGGCCAGAAATGGATGCCGAACGCTGACGCACTGGCATCCAGATTGAGTTACCTGCGTTTTGTAGTGCGCCCATATCGACGGGCACTGATTTAACTAATTTGGTGACTGAGGTTTGTTCTTTGAACGTGTCAATGAACTTTTCAGCCATGATTTCAACTGCTTTACCACTTGTTAAAGCTGCCATAATTTTTTACCTACCATTCAGAAGTATTTATCCCCTTCTCCTTGGCGGCAAGCTTAATAGCAAAGGCTTTGTCGTAGTTTTTCGCAGCGTGGGCCTTATCGTAAGCGGCTTTATCTGCGGTCGTCACCGGAGCCTTGCCTTTCAGCGCCACGTCGGGGGCTGGGGCTGTTTTGGGTTTAGTCGCAGGGGCAGAGTTGAACTTCTCACGCAGTCCGCCCAGGTAGATTGCTGCTGCAATGCCTGATGGGTCGCGCTTTAGTTCTTGCTCTAGCCGCTGTTGCGCTGCGCCGTTTGTGCCTAGGTGGGTAATAACCTTTTCCGATCCTGCGCCGATGCTGGCAACAAATTTCTTCATCACCGCTTCACCTGCGCCGGTCATTTGGTTGAGCTTTTCTACAACATTGGCCTCAGCCGCTTTGTATTTCTCAACGGTTATTTTTCCACTGGCAACCAACGCCTCAACGCGGTCATAGTGTTGATCTACTTGCTCGGCAATTTCGCGCTGCTCTTGCTCGATCTGCTGGGCTTGCTGTGCGCGTGCACTTTCGGCCTGCATAATCTTGCGTGCGTTACGTGCGTCAAGTTCGGCCTTGTAGCGTGCGTAGTTGTCGCCCTCGTATTCCCAGGACTCAACAGCCACCTCAAGCTCTAAATCTTGCGCGCTTGTGGCCGCAGGACTTGCCTTGACCTGATCCAACTCGATTTTCAGGCGCTGAATCTCGGCATCTTTCTCGCTAACTTGGCCGCGCAACTTTCGGCGCGTTTCCGCTAAAACTGCAGCGGGCACTAAATCGCTTTGCTTTTTTTCTTCTTCTGCGCCGTCTTCTTCAAGCCATGGTTCGGTTGGTTCTTCGGTATCCTCGCCTTCGGTTGGCTCTGGCGTATCAACTTCCAAATCATCCTCGATCTCTATCGCCTCAACTTCTTCGGCTTCTGGCGCTTCCGCCATGGCCGCTTCTTCTGCTGCGTTTTGAGCTTTAAGCTCTTCTAATGACTGCACGTCTGACATAGTTTTACTCGCTATGAACGATAAACCCGGCAAGGCCTCCGGTAGGCTTTGCGTGACACCGCCGCCGCGTAACGTAATGTTATAACGTCCTTGATCTTTTCGCAAATAAGTGCTTGACAATTTGATTGCGTGGTGTATCGTTCTCGAATAGCTCAACAAGCGCGAGACAAACAATGAAATTCACAGCAACCGAACTAAGCCGCAACCCTAACAAAGTTTTTCGGGCCGCATACGACGCAAAGGGAGAGCCCGTGACAATAGAGCACGGGCAGTACGCAGAAGGGTTTTCTCTGCGCCTAAAAGAGGTGCCCGTTACTATCCAAAGCGATTTTGACGCCAACAACATTTGCCCAACTATCCCGCTTCAATTCTTGCCTGAAATGACGGACGAGCAAAAAGACTTCATCATTCGCAAGGTGACGAACGGGGTAGAGCTTACCGGTGCAAAACTTTCATTTATTGATGATCTTCCTGGTTATGCAATTTTGTCGGTTAACGACGTTTTTAAAGGCCCCCTGTTCCGGTGCATTAACTACCAAATGCGCAATTTCTTTGCTGACAACCTAGAAGAGTGCGAGGCAAAGGCACGCGCTCATGCTGGAAAGTAAAAAGGCCATGAATGAATTTCAACAAACAAATGTAAGCAATCTCATTGTGAGGGTTGAAAGGTTTCCTGATGGTGCTCTATGCCTTGAGTGCGGTCATAGCCGCGACATGAAAGCTGATCTGATCTTTGCGTCTGGCGGCTTGGAAGACGACGATCCGACCTACATAAAGCAGAGTGAGATATTAGAGCGCATTCAGCTCTGCATTAACGCCTGCAGCAATTTTACATCCGAAGAACTAAAAGATTGCTTGCCAGGCGGAAATTCAGAAATAGGAATTAAAATTGGTGTGTGCGATGAATAACGAAATCCCCCTGAGCAAAGCCGAGCTAGAAATAGCAGCAACCTGCAGCGATAAACCGGCGCCGGATTACTCGGAAACTTCCAGCTTTTCTAACTCTCATGATTCTGTAAATATAATCATGGATATACAGGTAAAACTCTCAACCGTTTTTTACCGTTCGGGAATTTCCCCGAAATCAATATACCTTTCGCGTGATTATTTTGAAACGTGCTCTGGATCGGCGTTTTTCTATCGCGGCGAAAATGGGCAATATTATTTTAATTCCGATAAGTTCCCAGGTATTTTTGTTTATTTGGTTGATGCTGAAGAGCACATAGGGGTTGGATTATGAAATCTTACAAAGACCTGCCGCGTGACGCGGTGTTGAACGCTCCTGATGGGGCGATGTTCTTTTTTGAAACCACAGGCCTATTCTATAAATATGACAACGGATGTATGTTTGCATTTTCCAATGGAATATGGAATCAATGCGCAGAAAAGGCGCTTATCGTTTGGACTAATCACCACAAAGTTATACCCCTGCCAAACGTAAAAATCCCATGGGAGGCTACTAAGGACAGCATTTGCCCGGTGCCTGCTGATTGCATGGCTTTGGTATGGATAAAAAGTGGCGACAATCCTTGTTTAGTACATGCCGGGAGTATAGTTTGGAGCAAAAATGCACACAATACTTTTCACTCTGGGTTCGTTACACACTACCAGATTGAAGACCCTGATTACATGCGCAAGGAATCGGCTGATAACAGATTATATATAGGCCTATTGCCAGACATTGAAACTATTCAAACCAAATCGGCGGCAGAGCAAGGCCAACTAATACGAATTCGCACCGACAATCCTGATTTGATTAATAAGCTGCAAATTCTAAGCAATGTACGCGAGCGCTTCCCGTTAATAGCAGACTGCGCAAAGGCCGCAATGGAGAGGCTTGTGGAAAAGTGGGTGGAGCTTAATTAGCCCGCCCGCCATAAGCCTTCTGCACATTATCAATGTGGTTGCCCGCAGTTTTAGTGTGCAGATTCTCCACGTCGGCCTGTATTTTCGCGCCTTCCTGCATGGCTTTCATGCGGGCGGTTTCGGCGTTGTACATGTCTATTTTTAGCTTTTCTGCGCCGTTCTGGGCCTTCATTTGCTCAGCCTTGGCAAGCTCAAGGGCAGGGTCAGCTTGTTGGCCTTGCTCGGCCTTAGCCTCTTCCAGCGCCGCAATATCTTCCTCGGTCTCAGCCTCGCGCACGCCCATCAGTAGCAGCTGTTTGTGTGAGTACTTGCGGATATCGCTAGTTGCATCGCCGTCGGTTAGCTCAAGGTATTTGTGCAGCAGCATCATGTATTCACTTGTCCCAGGCTGCAGGGATTGCAATAGGTTTCCGATCTCTTGACGTGACTGCTGGCGCTGGCTGCCGAATGACTCACCTATGTCAACGGCCAAATCAAAATCGGCCTCGGCCAAATTGTTGATAACGCGCTCCTCACCGGTCTCCAGGTCATACTCGGTTTCTTGCAGCCATTCTTCAGTGGTAGTGCCGTCTTTGTTTGTTAGGGTTACTTTGCGCTTAACCCCGTAAACCTCGGGCGCCATTCCTAGCCAAATCTCAGCATCGCGGCGCTTGGCAATTTTGGCCCCGTTGCGAAAAATGATTGAATTCTCGTCCAGCATCGCCCGCACTTGGCTTACTGCGTTGCCGCTCATGGATACGTCAGCAATGGAGTTAGGAGCGCCGCTTGAGGTTGACTCGATCAGGCTTTCGTTAATACCCTGCATAGCTGCGATAAGCGCGGGTGGAAGCTGTGGAGGTGGTAGCGTGCCAACTGGGCCGCCAGGCAATGGGGTGCCATCGGCAGCCACTCTGTTAATAGTTCTGTACGGAAACGCACCATCAACACCATTCTCTTGATACTGGTGCTCAACACCTTCAAGCTGCTCAGCGAAGAAAATTGGGGTTTCCCTGGGGGAACTGGTGGCAATGTCGGCCATATACGAGTACATAAAATCGCGCAGTCGGGCGGCATCTTTTGCAGCACGGGTGATGCCTTCATAGTGCTCGATGCCGTCAACAAAAACGCGCTCGCCGTACTGTGGCACCACGGGGATGTTAGGCCCAACAACGTCGGACTCGCTCAGTATTTCAGTATCAGTCCAGGTGTATTTCTTGACCTTCCAAGTTTTAATAGTTTTGCGGTCGAAAAAGGTTTTTCCCTCTTCCGCTAGAGTGGAGGCGAACTTCTTGGCCTCGGCCTTTTCGTATGCGTAAACCTTTCCCTCATCGTCTCGGTAAAACTCCACCACCTGGCTGACTTTCTCCCGGTAGTAGCTTTCAACGATGTAAACGTCCTTGCCGTTCTTTACCGTGGTGCCATAGCTAGTAACAGGTGCTGGGCCGGTCTCGCCTTCGCACTCATCGTCGTCATCTCGGCCAGTAAGCTCTTCTTTGAGTTCATCGTAGTCATCTTTGCTGTAGCCGCTGACGATGTGGCAGCGCTTGGCGTCGGACTTGTCCTGCATTCGGGCGGCAGAGTCCCAGAACACGCATGAGTTAAATTCGTGGATGGGTATCCTGTTGATAGTCTGGTTGCGGTCGCCAATCTTGTCCGATTCCCATTCGTTAACCAAACGCCATCCGCCGATACCGCAGGGCACTTGCTCAAGTGTCGCGTTGTAAAACGCCTCAATGCTGGAGTTCTTGCGGGCGTCAGTACGGAATAGGCGATCCATGATATTAGACAATGCAGGGTCGGTGCCATCTTTGGGTGCGAAATCTGCTTGTATGTCCTGGCTGCTAAGGTCGCTAATGATCTTACGTCCGGCCTTTTTAATGTTGTCGAACTGGCCCTGGAATTTAAGCGGCAACGCGGCGCGCCACTCTTCGGTGTAGTGGCTGATGTAATAAAAGTGCAGCAGGTCTTGCGCTTCTTGGCGGGTGTCGCTGTTATATTCCTTATCCGCCTCCAAGTCTTCCTTTAGCTCTTTTAGCAGCTTTTCATTTTTCATCGCGTCGGGAATCTCTGTATTGGGCGAGGTGCCGCAGTTGGCGTTCTTGCTCTCATTATATCTGGAATGTCAAGGCTCATCATAGCAGAGTCGGCCATATTCGGGCTTTTTAGCTTCTTCTCGCGCATTTTGTCCTTGCCCATGATCTTGATTTTGCCGTTCGCGTCGCGGTCACGAGGTATGCGGCACATTTCAGCGCGCAGCAGGTCTAAATCTTCAATGGTGGAGCTGATGCTGATTAGTTTGTCAGGGTCGGTTAATTCACTGTGTACAACCGCCCTGTAAGTTGCGTAAAAGCGGTCGCGCAACTCCCAGTACTTCTGGGCGCGCAGGTTTGAAAACGTGTCCTTATTAGGCTTGCTATTTTGAATCGGCACGCCTTTATTCTCAAACGAGTAAACCGCCTCAGGAGCGCGAACACCAGCGGCACCGTTGAACATCGAAACCTCAATGCGTGTGCCAGCTAGTTGCCGGGTAATCTCATTTCGCAGTGTTGCACCCATGCCGCCGCCGTCCCATACAAAATGATCGGCCTGAATATCGCGGGCAAAATCGCACGCCCAAAGGGTGGCAGTGTGAAAGTCGCCATCTTTTGTCTGCCTCGCATCGAGAATGACTGATCCCTGGCGGTAGGTGATGGCTTTAGCATCGTTTCCAGTGTCTGCGGGGTCAAACGATACAACCTTGGCCCCTGTTGGTTTGAATCCTAATTTTACGTGGGCATCAATCGCGGCGTTGAACCAATCCTGGCTAATAATCGAATCTTCCACCTCATCCAAGAAGTCACCTTCCCAAATGTGCCGGTACATGGCCGGGCTGCAGTTGTTCTTGTCGTGCTCTCGCTCTGCTTCCAACCCGCTGAACCGGTACCAAGGGTTATCGTCGTAATTCATCATGACGATTAAATGCAGTTCGTCCTCGTAGATTCCTTTGCTGATCAGCTCGTCTAAATATGGATTGATGAATCGTTGCGAAAACGGGTCAGCCTGGCTTTTTGGGTTAGCGATGAAGAACATCTGCACGTTTTGGAAGTGGTCTTCTTCATCGTTGGCGGCATTAATTTGCGCCTCAATCTCCGCAGGCGTTCCAAATAAGGCTTTGTTCCTTGCCGTGGGGGTGAGCGTCTTGATTGAATTAGCGCTGAGGTTGTCAGCTTCCTCAACGCAAAAGATATTGAACCCTGCAGCGGATTTTACACCGCTTGGATTGCGCGAAAGTCCACGATAACGGACACTCCCGCCGCTCTCGCTTAAAATCTTTTTCTCCTGAACGTCAAAGCCGACCATGCTCAGGCGGTCGATTTCCTCACTGAGAAGCGAGTGAACCGAATCTGAAATAGAGGCCTGGAACTCCCGCATACACATTGCTTTATCACCGCGATCACGCACCCGGGATAAAACTATGTCGTGAACACCTACCGACTTTGCAGAGCCACGGCCACCGATAACGATGACCATCCGCTTCTTGCTGTAGAGAACGCACTCCAACCGCTCCGCTATGTAAATATCCGGCTTTTCGTCTACCTCGACCCACGAATTGCAGGAGTATTTTACCC